ACGGGTTACCTTAGTTTATAAAGAGAAATAAATCTTTTAAAAAACGGTTTGCCGGTAATTTGATTGATTTATAATATTTAAAAAAGTTTTTAATAAAAAAAAAAGATTCCATTGGTGCTCTGTATTCATTTAGTTGATATATTTCTTAATAGTATTGTTAGCAGCTTATTGATTAAAACAAATTGTCGATTAAATGGATTGGGCCAATGGTAGGAAAATCAAATAAAAATAAGTTTCGGGGTATTGGTTATGTTGCCGAAGTATTAAAACAGTATCAAAGGCGTAAATATCCAACCATTAAGGGCGCGAAAGTAGGTGCTAGAGTAATTATACAAACCTTAAAAGATAATCGTTTAGGTGTAAACAAAACAAATATTTTAAAACAGTCTCGGACTAAAAGATTACCTAAGGGATTTTTTCAACTACCTGTTTCATTATTAAATGCTGATTATTATTTTAATTTAATTAACTACCCGGCACTTATATCTGGAGTTGCCAAGGATATTAAATTTATATCTGAAGTATCACCTAAGAAATATTCAGAGTTTAATGGTGGGGATAATATCAATTATGAGATACACTTTGTTGATTTTGTAAATTATTGTAATGACTTAAAAAAATTTGCCATCAATGAGAAACAATATGATGAGGATTGGTTTGTAAAATGTAATCAATCGGGGAGTGATAAAAAAACGTATAAAATTATTAGTTGTGATGCATCTGGTAACCCTGTTAATTATGGGTTTAACCCTAATAAACCATCCGCCAGACCAATAGATACAGTTATAACAAAGGATATTAAATTTGAAACAAAAGTTCAACCCATAGTTAATGCCGATTTAAAACAAGATAAAGATTTTTTAATTCAACAATCAAAAGAAAATACTGCAAAGGAGGAAAGGAAATCACAGGAATTAAAAATATTATACAGATTATATGATGATGGACTAATAGATGGAAAGGAATTTAAAAAGAGATATGATAAATTAAGTTAATGAGAAAATACAACCAACTATCTGTAGGCAATGATGAATATCAAAAATTTGTAGGCATACAATTATATAATAAAAACAAATTCCAAGAACATATTTTTGGCTCTAGAAAAAAACTAATTGTTCATAATAGAATTATAGCCACAATTTCACCAACCAATATTTTAGACGTAGATGGATTAACGGAACAGGAGTTTGTTTCTTTTATTGCACAATTTAATAAACAATTATTTAAACAGTTTATAAAACAACCCCAACTCTTTGATGAACAAATATCTTTTAAAGGACTTGCAAGATGTAAGAATGTTGATTATTGGACCACCTTGCCGATTAACAAAATGTTTTATAATGTAGATTTAAGTTCTGCCTATTGGCAAGTTGCCCACAAACTTGGATATATAAATAATAAATTTTATAAAAAATATTTAACTAATGATAAATATAAAAAAGCAAAAAGATATTGTGTTACATTTTTAACGAGGGTAAATAAAATGAAATATATTGATGGGGTAAATATTGCCGAAATTACTTGTGATACAAGTAGTTTTAAAAGGGTGTATGATAATATAAGATATGAATTATATCAAACCATTTCAAAACTTGCAAAGGAATTAAATAATAAATATATAGAATATAATATAGATGGGATATCCATTGACGGTGCCGATTTGCAAACCGTTAGAGATTACTTTGATAGGCTTGGATATGAGTACAAAATAACACTTTGCATGAAAAAGAGTAATTCCGAGTATTTATATGGTTTTTCACCAAAAGTATTTTTAAAAAGTTTAGGGGATTAAATTAAGTTGCCGATTTTAGTGTGTTGCAAATACTATTTTCGGCATTTGAGTTGCCGAACAACCCCTAATTCGACACTCTGTTTCGGCAATTCGATCTCGTTACTCGGAAACAGGAGCTCTTAAGGTGTGTTAATAATTGCTATGTTTTCACACATTGAATTCCTATATTTTATAGTTTTTTTGTTGATGTTTTGGTACCTTTTTGATTGATATTTGCACTAATAAACAGTAAAAAACCGAAAAAAACCCTGTTTTATAGAGAAATTCAAATGTTAAATGTGAAAAATAATATACTCATTTATAGGTAGTTATAGATTATTATGGTAAAATTTAATATCGCGGGTTGGTAGTATTAAAATATGTAATACATTTGTACTATAAATAAGTTAATTACTAATATAAAAAACAAAAACAAAATGACAAATCACAAACAAACAGTTTACTTAGTTCAAGACGAAAAAGGTAAATTAACAGTAGTGCAGTATGCTCCAACAATGAGTTATTCAGGGCAAAAAGATAGCGACCAATACGCTTGTATGCAAGGGTTATTTATAGATGAACCAAGCCACGATTTATGGTTAGGTGATGTAAAGTGCCACCGCAATCAAGGTGTAAGTTGGGGCATAAATACTGTAAAGGATTTGACTTGTAAAATTGTTGGTAAGAAAACTTTTATTTGGGATATGAGCAAACCGATGGGGCAAAGAGAAACCGAAGCAAAAGCGACTACTAATTTTTTACCATTACTAAAACAAATACACGCAAAATAATAAGTTAATTACTAATATAAAAAACAAACAAAATGACAACAGAAACAAATAACACAGAAATCCAATTAACGGCAAACGAATTGGAGATGATTAAATTGCAAAGGGAAAAAGCAGAGATAGAGGCAAAAGAAAAAGAATTGCGACGAATACAGGAACTTGACAAAAGAGTTGAGGATAATGAAAAACAAATTGTGGCAAATGCCTTACAATGTCACAAACAAAGACAAGCGGCAGAACTTTATTTTTTAGATTTACAAAACATAAGCGCAGGTATGTTTACTTTAGAAGAAATAAAATTTAAAAAAGTACATATTGTTAGAGATTACAAAAAAGATACGGAAGAAATTTATTGGGAAAAAGAAGTTGAAGATGTTGAATATAAGATAGGGGTTGTTGATGAAAAATACAGAATTAGGGTATATGAACATTTAACATATAGTAGTAAATGGTCAAGAACGGCAACAAATAATGGTTTCAAAATGTTTTTACAAGGTGGGGATTACAAAGATGAGACGAAAGCAATTACAAGTGTAAAAACAATGTTTAAAAAAATAGAATCTTACATAGAGTACGAAGTTGATAAAAAGAAAAGTGTAAATAGAGCACATTTAGAAAAGGAAATGGCATTAAGAGCAGTAAAAAGTGAGTTTCCTGAATTTGATGTAAAGTTTGAAAGTAATTGGGTGAGAAGTTCTTATATAAAAGAAGGAGGTACATATGAAAACAGAATTGGTTTCACATTAGAAAATGGAAAACACTTTAAATTCTCATACAGGATGTTAAGCATTAACGAACAAGATGTAATAAAATTAGATTTAGATGGTTGGGCAGGGTTTGATTATGTGGAGGTTGTAAATACAATTAACAATTTGAAACAAGTTAAATAAATATATAAACAGTTAAAAACAAAAAAAATGACACAGGTAAATTTAAAATTGACGGACAGTCAATACACAACAGAACAGTTGAAAGAAAAATTAAACAACATAAAAATCTGGAAGGGAAGAGATGGTTGGCAGGCAGAGACGCAGGTCAAAAGTGTAAAGGGATACGATTGGAAAATAAGTACATTTAAAAGTGGTACAGCATTAGTAACAACAGCACAGGCAGGAATGTTCACAAACGAGCGAGGTTATGATGTGTTTAGTTTTCAAATTATTGGAGACCCAAGAGTAAGGTTGTTTGAAATTAGAGAACGATGCACTCAAAACACAATAACAAATTTACACACAAAAGGCCTTAGTGCATTTGTAAATAAGTTTGAATTAAATAGTTTTAAACCAACACACAATTAAATAAGTTAATAACTAAAAAAAAAAGAAAATGAAGACAAAACAAGAACAAGTGTTTCAAGTATTGGAACAAACAGGATTAAATTGGACTGTAAACAAAATCCCTTTGGTTAGTCAAAGTGATAACAATAATTGGAACAGTTTGCCGACAAAAAGCGTAGGTGTATTTAGAAACGACACAAATACATGGTTAGGTTCAGTACGGGATAAGTATGCCCCATTTCAAAACCACGAATTAGCAGATACAATAGTAGAAGCAAGTAATGGAATAGGTTTAGATGTAGTAAAGGGAGGCGAGTTAAAAGGTGGTAGAATGGTTTATTTACAAACAGAATTAAAAACAGAATACATTGGTAAGAGTGATATTAAAAGATTCATTACAGCACTTAATAGCCATGATGGGAGCTCTGCAATAGGTTTTGGTAGTAGCAATACTGTTGTTGTATGCCAGAATACTTTTTATAAGGCCTACAAGGATGTAGCTAAGTTTAGACACACTACATCTGCAAGTGAAAGAATTAAAAGAGCGATGTGGGATTTGAAAAAGGCGATAGAGTTGGATGAAAAGTTGATGCATAATTTTAAAGTAATGGCAAGCCAACCTTTAAGAGAAGAAGTGTTTGCCGAAGTTATTAAAAAGTGTTTCAATGCGGATATACTTGCGACAAATGAAAAAGTTTCACATCAACAGTTAAAGAAAATGGAGTTAGTTAATCAAGCGATACTAAAAGAAGTTGATTTAGAGGGAAATACTTTGTGGGGGTTGTTTAATGGTATTACAAGATATACTAATCACATGGTAGTATCTAATGAGAAAAAAGAAGAGTATGTGATGAGTGGATTAGGTTACAAAACAAACTTGGTGGCATATGAAACAATTATGGAGTGGGTTGAAAAAAACACAGTAGAGTTGGTTGAAGTTACACAATAAATTTATAAATTTAGTGGGTGTTGATAGCACCCACTTTTAAAAAAATATGCAAATGACAAGTTTAGTGCAATTACTTAAAAAGTTACCAAGAGAAATAACCCATAGAGAAGAAATTTTTTTGTTAATGTTAATTACAGAAACAAATTTATATTTTGGTAATCCTGAAGAGGGAGATGATAATGGGAATACAATTTGTTTTGATTTAGATATGAATTTATTATCTGACAATATATTTTCAAGTAATGCCTTGTATGGTGATTTACTCGATGGCAATTATAAGTGGATAAGAAAAGAATTAAACGATTATAGAATAAATATGACAATGTAATGTACCCATACCATGGTATGATTAAACAAAGAATTGCAAATGGAGAATTGGAAAGATATGAATATGTCGATAAGTATAAAAAGATTAGCCCTTGTTTACTTTTACACTTTTCTACGGAGCCAAAAATAAAACCAATAAGAGAACATAGATTTGATATGTACGATAAAATTTTAAACAATATAACCAAAAAAATATGCAAGAAACAGTAATTAAACAAGAAGAACTTGATGCAGTAAAAACCTTATTGATGTCAATAGGAGAAGATGTCGAACGAGAAGGGTTGTTAGACACACCAAAGAGATACGTTAAATTCTTAAAAGAATTTTGTAACCCACAAGAATTTAATTTTACCACATTTGAAAATGAGGGTAGTAAAGATGAGATGATTATAGTCTCTGATATACCTTTCTTTTCTATTTGTGAGCACCACCTTGCACCTTTTATGGGTTTTGGTTATATTGCATATATACCTAATACAAAAATTGTAGGCCTAAGTAAAATACCAAGGACATTGGATTATTATTCTAAAAGACCTCAAAACCAAGAAAGAATTACGCAACAAGTTGCAGATTTTTTAATGGAAAAACTACAACCAAAAGGAGTGGCCGTTGTTTTAAAAGCACGTCATTTATGTGTTGAGATGAGAGGTGTTCAAAAACATGATTGCTGGACAACAACATCTGCAATGGTAGGAGGTTTTAGAAATGACATGAATTGTAGACAAGAGTTTCTTAGTTTAATTAAAAATAAATAAAATGATAACAGTAGAACGATATCACGATATATGTGCAGGGCATAGAGTCTATGGGCATGAAAGTAAGTGTGCTCATTTACATGGCCACAATTATAGAATCCATTTTAAAATTGCGGGCGATTTAGATGGCATAGGTAGAGTAATTGATTTTTCAATTATTAAATCTAAATTATGTATGTGGTTAGAAGATAATTGGGACCACAAGTTTTTAATTTACGACCAAGACCCTATGGGAAAAGTTTTAAAAGAATTAGACCCTGATGGAGTAATCATTGTACCATATAATCCTACGGCAGAAAATATTGGTAAATGGTTACTTGAAATAGTTGGACCAAAACAATTATTAGGTACTGGATGTGAATTGATAGAAGTCAAAATAGAAGAGACTACTAAATGCTCCGCAACTTGTAAAAAAGATATAATAACAAATAAATAAAAAAAACAAATGAAAACAGAAAACGAGATTCCACAAGATGGAACAGAATCTACAAATGTAGAAAGTAACGAAACAAAGAAATCAACAATTAGTGAAACAGTAGCAAATCTTTTTAAAGAAGGTAAAGATGCAAAGCAAATAGTTGCAGAGACAGGCTTTAAGAAAAACACCGTTTACATTTTATTAAAAAAACTAAAAAAATAAAAATGAAAAAAGCAATTATTTTATTTAGTGGCGGGCAAGACAGTACGACGTGTCTTGCCTACGCATTACAAAATGGTTATAGGGTAACTTGCCTATCTTTTAACTATGGGCAAAAACATTCTATTGAATTAGAACAAAGTCGAATCATATGTGAGAAGTTTGGGGTTGAATTAGAAGTCGTAGATATTAGAGGTTTATTTGAAAACTCTGCATTGTTACAAAGTAGTGAACAAAATGTATCTGATAACCACGAAACATTTAAAGACTTACCTGCATCTTTTGTACCTGGTAGGAACATGATATTTCTTTCTATTGCAGGTGCAAAGGCTGTATCAAGGGGAATAGATACTGTTATTACGGGTGTATGTGAAACGGATTATTCAGGTTATCCAGATTGCCGACAAAGATTTGTTGATTCTATGAGAAACACAATAAACTTAGCAACAGAATCTAACCTTATAATTTTAACGCCCTTAATGTATAAATCAAAAGCTGAGACTTGGAAAATGGCAAAGGATTTAGGTGTACTTGATATAATAGTTGATTTATCACATACGGATTATAATGGAAATAGAAGTGAGAAACATGAATGGGGGTATGGTGTTTTAGACAATCCGGCAACTGTATTGAGAGCAAAAGGTTATTTTGAAGCAAAACAAAACGGGTGGTTATGAAATATACAAGAACATACGAATTACAGGCAACACACTTCAACGGACAAGTTACTTACGATAATTACGAAAAATTTTTAAAATATGAATTAGATGGGGATTTTAAATCTGCTTTAGATAGTTTAAAAAAAGTTTTAAGTGACTTACATGGTCATAATTTTATAATTACAGTAATTGCAGAGACAGTCGCTCCATTTATTGATTACCCGGTTGATGATGTTTTTTTAACAGAAATAGTAATGTATTTTAATAATAAAAATTTATCTATACTACCTGAGTTTAATAAGATAAGGGCAACGACAGAAAACTTTTGCATCGTTTTAAAAAAACAATTGCTAAGCGCATTTCCTTTAATAAACTTTAAAATAATAATTCAAGAAACAACTTTAATAAAAGCAGAAATATGAAATATGATTTAACTAAAATGCCTTTTGGCAAAAATTACAACGATACTTATTCACAGTATTTAGAATTTTTTAAAAATTTAAAACCAGAAGATGAAGTTGTTAATCCTCCTCTTTGTTGGTTACCTATGATTGATTACTGTAAAGCTAAATCAATAGACTATCAATTATTTTTTCAACAAGACCATTGGCTGGTAGATATGAAATTGCAAAGTTTAATTTTCAACACAAAAAGTAATGGTGGTTACAGGCACTTTGTTGAGTTTGTATCAACATTAAGACCTGAACTTGTAGATGCATTATGGAAAGTTGATAATCAATGGGGTAATGATACACAAACGATTATAGAGCATGAGTTTTATATGACTAATTATAATTCTTATTTTAGAAAAGAAATAATTGACTTTGAGAAAAAGATTTTAGAATATAGAAGTAATAATGCAGAGTGCGTTATAACAAACTGTTTCGCGGATAAACCTTACCCAAGCCCTATTCATTGTAAAATTAAGGAGTTATATCCGGATAGAGAACTACTTATAGCAACAGGTGTTTTTGGTATCGTACCAGAAGCATTATGGGGTGATATGCCTCATTATGATTGTGGTATTCCAAACTTTTGGAAACAAAAAGAAATGGCAACAAAGTTTTTTAGAAATAACTATTACAGTAAGATTCATGTATTTACAGAGTTTTATCAAAAGTCACTAAACGAAGTTTTGTTTTTTATGTTTAAAGATTCAGAAATTACATTGGAGGTTCCTTACAAACCTTATCAGGATTATATTATTAACGAAGAGTATTTTTGTAAATAATGAACATACACTTTGCCGGAGCCGATGGCTCTCCGAGATACAACCAACTCTTAACTGATTGTGGTATTGTTAATAGATTAGAGTCTTATTGGACTTTAAAGAAAAAACAACCAAGTACAGGTTTTAAATTATTATTGGATTCTGGTGGATTTGTTGCAAGAACAAAAGGTGTAACAATCTCGGTGGAAACATACGCCAATTATCTAAATAAATTTAAACCAATATTTGCATTTGAATTAGATGTTAAGGATAGGGATGAAACTTTATCAAATAGAAAACACCTATTGGATAATGTAAAGGAAACAAAAATCATTCCGGTTTATCACTTCTCAGAATATAGAGTTGGAGATGTAGGTTATTTAAAAGATATGATACAGCAATTTGATTACGTATCTATTGGAGGTGTTGCTAATTGTGGTTTAAATTCTACAGAAGAAAAAAGATATTTTGATTTTGTTTTTAATATAACTCAGCACATTCACAAAGTACATGGTTTGGGTATAACAGATACAAGATACTTAAAAAGATATCCATTCTATTCGGTTGATAGTACATCGTGGTTATCACCTGGAAGGTTTGGAAACTTTAAAAGCGTACAGGATGATAACTTTGCGGGTTTTCTTGCAAAAAAAAGGCATTACTTGGTAAACATTGAAAGAGAAGTTAAATATTGGGCAAACATTCAAAAATTTATGACAGAATTATGGAATCAAAAAGGAGTATATTGGACAGACTAATTGAGGTTGATATTTCAATCTTAAATAAAACAAGTGGGTTTACATCTGAAGAAAAAACAGATTATTCACTTATTAAGGTATCTATTATGAAGCATGGTCAAATAAGACCTGTATATATAGATGAGAATAATAATATATTGGAGGGAAACAAAATTGTTTTAAGTATGAGAGAACTTAATTATCAGAAAGTTTTTTGTGTTCAATTAGAATGTTCTTTAAAAGAAAAAATAAAACTATTTAATAATTTAACATGGTGTGATTTAAACTTCGTTAAATTAGGTTTGCATTTAAAAGATAAACAACATTTAATGAATGAAATACCTATTACATCTCAAGATTTTATAGATTATATAGATTTTAGTGATTACAACCCAGAAGATTATAAGGCAGTTAAAATGCAAATAGATTTATTTGAGGAAGAGGAATAATTATGAGATTACTTGTAGCAGCAGCAACAAATCAATGGTTCGACGATAAGTGTGTTGAACACAATATATCAAAATTGTTTTCTGCATTAACAGAAAGGAAAAATGTAAATCGATGGCCTGCGGATAAATTTTTAATGGTAGATAGTGGAGCGTATAGTTGGAATAAAAGCACGTTAGGTAATAACCAAAAGACATCTAAAACAAAATTACCTAGCATATACGAATTCTCAAAAGGTTACATTAAATATATAGAAGAGCTGAAGGATAAACCCTTTGTGTTTGTTGAGTTGGATTGTTACGGGATATTACCAAAAGATTACTTAGATGATGTTTGTAAGGAAGTAAAAAGTATAGGTGGTAATTTTCAATATATGAGAGTTTACCACCCTATATTAGACGGAGGTTCTTTAAATGTATTAAAAAAATGGATAGATGAAGGGCACTCTTATATTGGTTTAGGAAACGATAGTAGGTATTTGTATGATAAAATATTTACTATGACAAAACACAAAGTTAAATACCATGGTTTTGCAGTTACTAAAGATGATATGTGTATAAAATACCCTTTCTATTCATGCGATAGTTCAACTGTTATATCTGCAAGAAAATATGGTTCTTGTTATAAATTTAGATTATATCAATTACTAAAAAAAGAAATAATTGCAAAAAGAAAAGTAGAAGCTGTTATAGATGTAAATAGGAGAATGGAAGATGGTTTAATTGCATTAAAAAAGTCAGAACATTTTTATACATCACTATGGAAAAAGAGGGGGGTAGAATGGAAAGATTAAAAGTTGATAAGACACAGGTAAAATTATTAGAAGGGGAATATACAGAATTTGATAAAGAGAATCATTTTAAATTGATAAGTAGTTTAAAAAAGTTTGGGCAAATAAGGCCTATAAATGTTATAAGTGACGAGGGAAATAATTTATATTGTTTTGAGGGTAGGAAAATTTTATCAGCAATAAACTCACAACATATGGATTTACGAGAAGTAGAGGTTAATATTTGGTCTTTAAATTTAGATAGTATGATTAGTTTAAATTTAATAATTAACGATTTAAAGTTTGAGACAAATGATATTAAACTTTCAGAATTATTAAACAAAATAAATAAACCAGATGCAGGTAAGTTACCATACACTAAAGAATTATTAGGTGATTATTTAAAATTGATTAACTTTGATTGGTTAGAATATGAGCGTTCAGAAGAAACACAATTAGGGTTATTTGAATAAAAAAAACAAAAAAAAATGAAAGAGGAAAATTTAAAATTAGTCGTGGCAGAAACCTTTTACTCTATTCAAGGAGAGGGTAGAACAATGGGGGTACCAGCAGTCTTTTTAAGATTAGGTGGTTGCAATTTGTTATGTAAGAGTGAGCATTGGGTTTGTGATACGATAGAGGTATGGCAAAATGGTAAAGCTAAACCATTTGAAGATATACTCTCAATAGATATGATAAACGTATTAAGAAAAGGAGCTCATTTAGTTATAACAGGAGGAGAGCCAATGGTACATCAATTAAAAGTAGAACAATATTTAAAGTGGTTTTACAAAAGTTATAGTTTCATGCCTTACATAGAAGTAGAAACAAATGGTACAATTATGCCAACAAGTTTTATGATAAGGGTCGTTAATATATTTAATGTGAGTCCTAAATTAGAATCTTCAGGAGAAACAAAACAGCGTAGATATAAACCAGAAGTATTAAAAGCAATAAATGAGAAATGTTTTTGTATTTTTAAAATAGTAATATCTAATGAAAATGATTTACAGGAAGTTATTAAAGATTATTTTCATTTAGTTGATGAGAAAAAGATATACCTTATGCCTGCTGGAAGTTCGCAAGAAGAATTAAATAAAACAAGGTTAATGGTTGCGACAATGTGTGTAGAATACTGCTTACATTATTCGGAAAGGCTTCATGTGATTATTTGGAATTTAAAAACAGGTGTGTAATGCTAACAGTATTAAACCTATATGTAATAGATAAAATATTTAACGAGGAATCAACAACCCCATTAAAGCCTATGACAAAAATACTTTATATAAATTGTTTGACTTATCACTTTAAAGAAAAAAAACCTACAGTATCAAACGCCATTGCTTTTGAGATATTTATAAAGGATATACCTAATTACGATAAACACGAAAGAGCCTTTGTAGAGTTACATAAATCAAGTCTAATTGCAATAGGTTTAAAGACAGTGGTGTTTAATAATGTGTGGGGAAAACATATAGATAGGCGTAAATTAGATAAGGTAGACCCAATGGAATATGTTGCTGGTTTTTCTTTTCATGGAGCAATGACATTTAAAAAAGAATTATATGAAAATCAAAGTTTATTTGAATTATGTGGCATGAAATATAAGATTAACGAAATGCAAGTAAAAAAGTTAATTGAATTATTTATTAAAGAGCAATCAACATTTGAAAAAACATATTCTAATTTCTCTGATTGCATAAGGCACTTTACAATGTGGGCAGCAAAGAATTTAGATAAGGTGCCAAAAGAAATGGTTAAATCAAGTGGTAAAATTTTAGGTTTATGATAACATGGTAATATTAGAATTAAAACAAGGTTTAGAAGTAGACACACCAAAAGGCAGAGGCAGAGTTTGGCTCGTAACAGAATACGGAATGGAGATAGAAAAAATATTTACAATAATATTATATGATGGTACCATATGGGAGTTTACAAATAAAGACATTAAGGCCACAGATAATACTACAATGGGTAGAATAACCAATAAAAACAAATAAGTATGGCAATTATTTTAAAAAACATTACACAAAACTTTGAATATGGTAGAAAATGTTATTTATTGACTTATGAATTAAAAGACAGTTTGATGATTTTAGATTATTGTCTTGGGTATTATTTTAAAATGGAACATTTAGTTAAGCAATCTGAAGAGTTAATTGATAAGGCAAAAGAGGTAGCGGAAAAATGTGAGTTTGAAACAATACAATTATATCTACCACAAAATATTTCAACAGATGAAGTTTCGTTTTATAAAGAAAATGGTTTTGAGTTTTATCCTAAAACCTCTGTAAAAATGTATTATAAACTAACCAATAAAAACAAATAAGTATGAAAACAAATAAAATGATTACCAACTCTTATGTTGAAGTTGACTTAAAAGATAAAAAATTTGCTTTTGGCTCAAATAAAATCTACAAAATATTTAATAAAATTGTGTCCCACAAACAAGTTTATGATTACTATAAACGAAAAGGTTTTACGGTTATTGAATCAAAAATAAGAATAGAGCCATTAACAGATTTTAATAGAGATATTTTTATTGAAAAATTAGACGAAATTTGTAAAGAAAAGTTTAATTCACATTTAGAAAGTAAAGATATTATATTTTCTTTTGACAAAAATAAGTTTAATATTTTTCCATTTGATTTTAAATTAAAAAATCGAAAAAAAGTAAATGCACTTTGCGTTGACGGTGTGATAATTGTTGAATCGTTTAATTAAAAAACAAATAAGTATGAGCAAAGTAAAGAAGAATAGAATTTTTGATGAATTACATAATGTAAAATTTTATTTAAGCAGATTAAATGATGCCATTATTGATTATGAAGAATACCTAAAAAAAAAGCGTAAAAAACTAACCAATAAAAACAAATAAATATGAAAAAACAAAAAAAAGAAACAAAAAAGGAAATTATCATTATAGATGATAAAATCAAAAAGAAACAATTAGTGTACGATGAAAAGCTAAGGCAAAGTTGGGAAAAGTTTTTAGGAACAGATTATGATTTTAAATTTGGGCAATTTTTCAGTAGAGCGAAAGATAATGCAACAGTCAAAATTTATGACGAGTTTTTACAATTGAACAATGGTTTAATTTTTTTAGAATACACAAATGTTTTTACCAAACACACATCAACACTTTATCAAGGCGAATGGTTAATTACAAAAGGTAAGAAAGTTACTCATGCAACAGATTTATTTAAAAAAAGATTCAATACCTTATACAATAAAGATTTAGAACTAATACCAATTTATAGAGACTAATAATTAACAATTAAAAAAAAGAAAATATGACAGTAAATTTAATTAAGAAATACCAAGCAGCCATACAAGAATATGTAAACTTAGTAAAAGAAACAAAGGGCAGGCCAACAGCAAAACAAATAAAACTTTTGGTAAAAAAACACGCCATATCATCAACAACATCACAAGATATTTTAAGAGCTGATATTGTTAGTAGAGTGTCAAGAGGTTTGTATAAAGTTAATTTCGATAAAATAGAACCCATACATACAAGAAAAGTTATTGACTCAAGAAGAAGGTATCTTAAGTCTATAAAACAAAAAAGCAATCTTAAACCAATTGTAACAAACGTACTAAAAGAGTATAAACCTATTGAACCTAATTATGTATTAGATAAAAAAGTTAAAGAAAGAAGTATATCTATTTTATGGGGCATTTTTAAAATCAAATTTTAAATAAAATATAAAAGTTAAAAATGAAGAATCACACAAAGGTTTATATGAAATATTTTAACTTTAAAATACAACAAGATTGTTTCTGCGAAATATGTGATTCATACGCCCAAGACATACATCATATAGATGCAAGGGGTATGGGCGGAAGTTCAGATAAAGATGATATTAAAAATTTAATGGCTCTTTGCAGAAAACATCATATTCTTTATGGGGATGTACCTGATAAAAAAGAATGGTTATTAGAAATTCATTTAAAGTTTATGAATAGGAAATGATAAATTTTTCTTTGAATGAAATGAAAATACTAAAAATATTTTTAAAAGGTGAAGATTTCGAACCCACACAAAGTGATTTAGATTATATAAATACTTTGGGAGAAGACAGGGCATTAAAGTTATTTTATTCAGTTGAAAACAAGTTAGCGAAAATTTTAAAAATAAGACAGTCAAATGAATTACAAAAAGAAAAACCTTAAACCAGAAGAATTAATTCATTCATCAGATATACAGGCGCCGCAGGTTTTAGAATTAGAGCAAGCTGTACTTGGTGCAATTTTAATAGACACTCCTTCTCATATTGTTATAGGGGAATTGGATGAATTACTTTTTTATGGAAAACCAAATCAACTAATATGTAGAGCAATTTTAACTCTTTATAGAAAAAACAAACCTATTGATATACTAACAGTATGTTCTTATTTAAAAGAAAATGGTTTTTTGGAAGAGGTAGGTGGCGCTTATTATGTATCTTCACTAACAAACAGGGTTGCAAGTTCTTCGAATATAGAGTATCATTTAAAAATTATACAAGAGCATTATTTAAAAAGGTTTATTATACACACTTGTACGACAACAATTCAAAAAGTAGTATCTTATGGTAGTGATGTGTTTGATACCTTTGGAGAACTACAGGCAAATTTAGACAATGGTTTAAAAGAGTTACTTAGATATGATATAGAGAATATAGGTAATATTCATTCAAGTATGATTATAGATAGTTTAAATATAAATGAGAAGGGAATTAAAAGTGGTGTACCTACATACTTAAAAATGGTAGATAACTTAACTAATGGGTGGCAAAAAGCAGATTTAATTATATTGGCTGGGCGACCTTCTATGGGGAAAACAGCAGCTGCCGTTAGTATGGTTATAGAACCTGCATTAAGAGATAATGTAGCCGTTTTGATTTTCAGTTTAGAAATGAGTAGTAGGCAATTAGTAGGTCGCATACAAAGTAGTTTAAGTGGTGTTGATGTTTCTAGAATAATAAAAAACCAACTTACAAAAGATGAAATTTGTTTTATTGATAGCTCTTGTCAACCTTTATATAAGGCTCCTATATTTATAGATGATACACCAAATATTAGTTTGGTTGAATTAAAATCTAAGGCGAGAAAAATGGTAAAAGAACAAGGTGTTAAAATTATAATTATAGATTATTTGCAGTTGATGAGAAGTGGTTTAAATATAATGCAAAGAGAACAAGAGATTGCGGAAATTAGTAGAGGTTTAAAATCTTTAGCAAAAGAATTAGATTTACCTGTTATAGCACTAAGTCAATTGAATAGAGGTGTAGAGAGTAAACCGGATAAGAAACCGGGTTTAGCTGATTTAAGAGAATCAGGACAAATAGAACAGGATGCCGATATGGTTTTGTTTTGTTACAGGCCCGAATATTATGGTATAGAGCAATATGAAATCGGTGGACACAATTTACAAACAAATGGTTTATTTATGCTTATAGTGGCAAAACATAGAAATGGTGGGCTTGGAGAAATTCCACTAAAATTTATAAGTACACAAACAAAATTAACCAATCTAGATATGGCATTCACGGATAATAATAATACATTTGTGCAACCACAAGTCGATAATGAGGTCAGTGTATCTTATAGTAAAGGTATTGAGGATAATACTCAATTTTTAAATCACGGTGAGCAACCATTTTAGAATAAATTATGATAGGAAATATAAATCAGGTTTTGGATATAGCTGAAAAAGTAACGGCAAGAACTAATCAAATAAACTTTTTAAAACAAATTGTGGCAAATTATTATCAACTATCCGTTGTTGATTTTGTTTCCAAATCTCGTCAAAGAAAATACATTACTCCACGTCATAACGCGATGTATTTAATAGGTAAGCTGTTTAAAATAACATCTATAGATATAGGTGCTCACTTTAATTGTGACCACGCCACGGTGTTGCATGCTGTAAAAAAAGTAAAAGGTTATTTAACGTGGGATGAAGAATTGGGGAAGGAATTAAAAGAATTAGAGGCAATTATTAAATTAAAAGGTTTAGCTTATGAATCTAAAGAAAAGGTGCTTAATGATTTTTATTTTATAGATTTGAATAACTTTATATCAATAAAAGGTCCAGGCAATAGGGCGATTATTCTTAGTGGCTTTACAATGCCAGAAGTTTCAACAATGAAATTTATAGATGAGAACAAGTCAGAGTGGTTCTTAGGTTATAGAGAAATGAAAAAGCATGAATCAACAGGTTTATATATTTTAGAAAAAAGAAAAGAAGATGAAAACAATGTTACCGAAGAAAGCGAAGGATAAATTACATAGTAATAATCTCCTTCAAATATTAAAACAACAAGAAATGACTCAACAAGAGTTGGCAGATATTACGGGAATAGGGAAAACGCATTTGACAAAAATAATAAAAGGTCAAAGACGTTGTATATCTTTACCTATTGCAATAAATATAGCAAGGGCGCTAAATGTACCAATAGAACAAATATTTATTTATCGTAAAAGAGAGGAAGTAAAGAATGTTAATAAATAAAAAAAATAAAGTAATACATTTGTATAATTTATAATATATTTGCAAATAAGTTATAGGTTAAAATTAAATTTAAAAAAAAATATATGGAAGAGACAGAAAACAAAACAAGTTATGTAAAGGACACATTTGCAGAGTATCTTGGCAAGAAAGACCACTTAGCATCTTCAGACATAAAGTCATTTTTAAAAAGTCCAAAAATGTTTTATTACAAAAAATTTGAAGAACAAAAAAAGGAAGAGGCAGAGAGGCACTATTCTATAGGTTCTGCATTACATGAAATGGTGTTAGAACCGGAATTATTTATGCAAAATTATATAATAGCTCCAAAATTTGATAAAAGAACAAAAGATGGTAAAGCGGGTTACGAGGCATTTATGCAATTAGCTAATGGTAAAACCATAGTGTTCGAAGATGAAATGGAGATGATTAGAAAAATGTCAGAGAATGCAATGAAGAATGAAATACTTACAGATTTAATTAAGGATAGTTATAGGGAGTTAAGTATATATACGGTAGATGATAAAACGGGTTTAAAAATACGCCTAAGACCAGATAGTTTTTCAAATAACAAAAGTACAATGACGGATATAAAAACTTGTTTAGATAGTAGTCCAAGAAAGTTTAAATCAGATGTGTATTCTTATGGATACAGTATCTCTGCTGCATACTATATGGATTTCGCGAATAAAGAAAATTATGTATTTGCTGCTATGGAAAAACAACAACCCTATCAAGTGAGTCTTTATGTATTAGATGATGAGATGATTGAATATGGTAGAATGCAATATAGAATGGCGTTAGATTTAATTAAATGGAGTTTCGATAATAATTATTGGTGTGATTACAATGAATTTGAAATATTAAAAGAATGTTATCACTTAGGTAATTTAGATGATTTTATGGAAATTAAAATTAAGTCAAATAGAATTACCATATTGAGGTAATGGATGCATTTCAACCAGGCGAGATAATTTGTTGTGATATGTATCTAACTATTAAAAATGGAAGTAAAGTGGTTTTAAATAAGATTATTTTTTCAAGAGGTTGGGAAGAAGATATTAAAAGTGAATTTTTAATTTCAAATGAAAAAGACCGTATTTTTTTAAACAAACATAATATTTCAAAAGATGCAAAGTTGATAAAGTTAAATATAATAACAAGGCTTGGGTTTAAAAATAAAAACAATAAACAATGACAAATAGAAACAATCGAAATCTAACAAGAATACAATTCGTGCCAATTTTATGTATTGGATTTATAATAGTTTATGATGACAAAATGCTTTTAATAGGATTACCTTTCTTGGCAATATCAATAGATTTAAGTTAATAATTAAAAAAAAAATAAAATGGAAACAAACACACCACAAAAACAGGAAGCACCTATTATGGTATTTCAAAATCAATTAGGTAAGTATGAAAAAACGGTAACAGACTTACTTGGAACAAAATATGGCATATCCTCAAAAGAGTTTATGGTAAAAGTTTTAAATGCCGTAAAAAAAACTCCAGACTTGTTGAAATGCAATCCACAATCTTTATTCGGAAGTATTTTATACTTTGCGGAAATAGGGTTGCCATTTAACACGCCAGAGGGGTTTGGTTACATATTACCTTATGCAAATAAAGGAGGTATGGATGCCACACCCATTATAGGTTATAAGGGTTTAATAGAAATCGCTTACAGGAATCCAAAGTTAAAAAGCATTCGTATGCAAAGTGTTTATGAAAATGATTCTTTTGAATATGAGTATGGTACAAAAGAGTTTATCAGACATAAACCAATAATGGATGGAGAGAGAGGAAAACTTATAGCTGTTTATTCTATAGCTCAAATAGAAGGTATAGAACCTTTATTTGTTGTGGTACATAAAAATGAATTAGATAAGATACAGAAATTAAGTAAATCTGGAACGAGTCAATACTCTCCTTATAATAACGGAACAGATGTTTTTAATATGATGCAGGCAAAAGTGGCAATTAAATTGTTATTTAAAACATTACCCAAAACAGATAATGATGCTTTGCTAAAAGTGTTAGAGTTAGATAATAAATTTGATTATGATAAAAACACTCGAATTGTTGCTAAGGAAGATGGATATGAGTTATTAGATTTACCTAAGTCAAACCCTTTAGACGAAAAATTTGGTGATGCAATTACAATAGAAATAACAGAAGAACATAAAAGTTTAAAAGCAGGAAAAAAAGGTGAATTGCCATTATAGTAATGTTAGAAGTTAAAAGTAATCAAATACAGTTTATTACAACCTTTAAAGACTTTATGGGTTTAAATGGGTATGATAACTTGTTTAATGTAGGTTTTAGAACAACTGAAGATTTTTCAATGTATTTATCTTATATAGAAAAGAAGTCAGACCTAAAAGCTAATTTAATTATGGAAAAAATAGGTGATATTGCAGATGAGTGTCAAGTTGATATTTATCTGCATATCGTACCTAAGGATTTAATTGGAATACCTGTGGGGTTATCTCAATTTAGGAGAATTCAAAATGAAGCAAAACTCAAATTAGAAATTTATTTTAAAAAATATG